GGAACGGTAAACCATGTCGGTGACCGGTGCGCTAACTCCACCGGTACCCAAAAATTCTGGCGATTCTTGCCCCAGGCCAGCTCCGTGCAGGAATAACCATGCCCCAGCGCATCCAGCAAGTCATAACGGATTTCGCCGATGTCCAGGCTATCCCGAATCAAGTTTTCCAGCGTTTTGGTATTTTTCTTTTCGGCCTCGGTCGCATCGCGCGGTGGCGCCAATGACCAATCGAGCTGCTTGACCGCCATCTTACGCTTGCTTAGTTCGGCACCGATATGGGTGTCTTTCTCCTCCATATCCATGAACAGATTAGCCTGATCAACCAAATAGCCTTGTTCGGCCCGAATGAAAATATCGGCCAGCTTGGCCGGCGTCAGGCCGCGCGACGGATGCAAGGCGAATTCACGCCGCAGGTTTTGCGTGGTCGGGCGGTCGGTTTGGTTATCTTTCGGGATGCTGTTAGGCGTCACCAGCTTTTGAAACCAGTTGTAAATGAAATTCATCAATACGCTCCGGAGGTCGGTATCACAAGGTCACGCCATTTGTTGGCGCGGTCATCGCCGCCCCAGATGCGTTCGTCCTTGCTGGGCATTTCGTTATATTCGATCATGATCGGCTTGGAAACCAAAGACGCGAAGTCCGCCAAAGCCAGGGCAATGGCATAGTCGCCATGCCGTTCGATGCCCTCATCGTTTTCGGTGGTGTCCTTGGGCAGCTTGACAATGCCATCGATCCGCTCCAGGTCGCGCAAGTCGGATTCGTGTTGCAGATCGCGCGGGATATCCATCATGTCGTCTTCAAAATGCTGCACAAACGCCGTCATGTTATTCCGGTACCAAGACAGGGACAGATCGACCTGAATCACGCTTTTGTGTTTTTCCCAGGTCAGTTCGGCCAGGTTTTGGCCGGGGCCGGTGGCGTCCATCGCGCCGCCGCTAAAGCGCGGCAGGCGTTTGATGGTATACCAAAGGATTTGCTGCTGTTGCAGGATCGGGCAGTTGTGTAACTCAATGGCCCAGGGTACGAATCGCTGTAGATTGGGTTTTTTGATCAACGGCACGATCACCGATAAATGGCCTTTGCGGGCAAAGTCCATGCCGAAATAATGCGGTTCACGCCGATTCAAGGCTTTCAGGCAAGGGTCTAGGCTGCGTTTGATCCAATCGTCTATCTCTTTGGTGCGCAATTCCACCGGCCAGTTTTTGAACTCATCGTCAAACGACAGGCGCATGATAGGCCGCTCGGCTTTCATGGCCCGTTCAATCCACAAGCCTGGAATGGCCGAACCCTCGCCGTCGCGCGGCACCACGTCCAGTTCTTCGCGCATCGCCGCTTTGCGCGGGCCGTAAGCTTTCCGTATCCGCAGATACCAATCTTTCTTGCCTTCCGGCGTCGGCGTTTTGCCGGTCATAAAGCACACGCGCTCATACAGCCCGTTGGCGACGCATTCGTCAAACGTGATCTTGAACACGCCGGCATTATTGCCATACAGCCCTTGGCGAATATCCCGGATCAATTCATTGAATGGATTTTTCAAGCCGCGATGGGTACTGATGATGCGAATTCGGCCGCCCCAAATCAACAAAGCCGTGGCCGATTCGATCACTTTGCGCACATCCTTATGCAGCGCGGCTTCGTCGATGTTAACGATACCTTGCAAGCCGTGGATATTCTCCGGGCGGCTACTCAGCGCCACGATGCGGAATCCGGAGGCGAACCGCACCCTGAATGCGGTGATTTGCTGGGTGGATTCGCCGCGCTTGTCTTGATCCTCGAAAATGAATTGCTCGATCTGCGACACGCCATCGCCCTGGGCCGATACGATGACCTTGGCGAATTTCGCCACATAGCCGATAAACTCCAACCCCTTTTCCCGCGTGTCGCCAATGTAAAACGCATTACAGCCGCCGGCGGATTTGCGTGAAGCGGCGGTAATGGTATCGTCCAGCGCGGTGGCTAGCGTGATACCGGAACGACGGCATTTTTCCGCCACCGCTAAATCGAACTCGTGGATCATCTTCACCCAGGCGGTTTGATGGGCCATGAACACGCCATCCGCCAGGGGATTAAAATCCGCGGGTAATGATCTGACCGAGTCGGGCAGTTCATCCCATTCAACAATTCTTTGCGTATCCGCTAAAGGCGCAAGTGCCATTACACGCCGCCCATCAATACTTTTTCGCGCCAGAACTGCGCTTGGGTACTATCCAGACCTTGTGCCTTGGCAGCTTCTTCAACGCGGGCGGCGGCTTTCTCAAGTGTGCGTTTCTCGATTTCGACAGCGGTTTTTTGATTGATCGAGGCGGCGCGTTCCAATTTGTCGATTGCTATCGCCAGCTCTTTCACCAATTTAGGGTTTGCGGGCTCTTCATCGTCAGCCATACCCATAGCCGCTTCAAAAGCCAGGTTGCGCACCATTTCGTTCAGCAATGCGCCGACTTGGCCTTGCGGCTCATTGCCCAGCTTGCCGATCCACATTTCAGCGATAGCACGCGATTGAGTCAGCTTAGCGCCGACCCGATCCATTTGCACCGAATAGCGGTTTACGGCGCTTTTGCTGATTGGCTCCGCGCCTTGCTCGGTCAAAATCGCATTAATCCGCGCCGTGGCGTCCAACTGGGTGACGCGTGGATCGCGGAGCAACTCCTGCAGTTTTTCCAGGATGTCCGGCGGTAAGGTTTTTATTGTCGATTTTTTAGCCATTAGATGCGCGTGGCTCTGGCAATGCCGGCAATCACCGATACACCGGTTGCGACGTCCACGCCAGGTCTACATAAAATAGCCACAGTGCAGCCCGGCAGATCAGTGGTAGCTAACAGTCCCAACGCTTCTAGTTCAGACAAATCGGCTCGTAACACACTCATTGAAACCCCGTGATGAGCTTCGCGCAGTAAGCGCTGCAATAGATCATCATTAAGTGAAAAATCGGGGTCTTTATGTATGAGTTGCAAAATCAGCAACCGCCGCGCCTGTGTCTTTGAGTCTACATCACTAATCATGGTCATGCCCCTTAGATAATCCGATCAGTTTCCCGATCATCAGTTGAGAATCCTGGATGCCCTTATTGATTTCATCAATCCTGGCATGTATCCGGACGATTTCTTCACGGCCTAGCTCTTGAGCCCTCTCGTATTCATGACGATTAGGAATTCTGGACATCTCGTTTTCAAGACGACTCAGCCGTATTTCTTTCGAGTCAAAGCGCTTTTCCATCGACTTCGTCAGATCTTCGATGCTTTTTACGGTCGCTCTTTGCCGTCTATCGTGTTGTACATAAAACGCGGTACCCAGACTGACCAACAGTGTCGACGCCTGCAACAGCAGCTTTATAATTTCAATGGTGTCATCCATATTTTCGCTCGTAATGATCTTCAACATTTTTGCAGTCCACGCATAAGGTCACGCCTGGAACTGCAACGCGACGGGCTTCTGGGATGGGATTACCGCAGATTTCGCACTCTGATGCCGATACAGCGTTCGGATCGATCCGATTGCGCTGCCGATGCTTCAGCAATGCTAAATCGGTTTGGAATTGCTCAGCATAAATAACCCGTGCATCTTCATTCATATGCCCGTCAATGAGCAGGGCTTCGAGTCCTTTCATTTTTCCGGTTCCTGGGGCTGGGGCTGGGTCGAATCGATAATCACTTCAAGCTGCTCGGTGTACTGTCTCAATATCCGGTTGCGGTCCGCCAAGCGCTGATATGCATCGTCACTCAGACAGGTCAACTCGGTTGCTGTGATCGCCGGCAGCGCTGGCCGTACCGGACGGCTCAGCGGCACGATTTGCGGCGTTATTACCGGTGAGTTCGGTTGGCATGCCGCTCCAATCATTATCAAAATCAGCACGAGCAGCATAATGCTTAGGCGCTTCGGTATTTTCATGGCGTTGCTCCGTTTGCAGGGTATGCATGGATTTGTCGAGCTGTTCTTCGTGAGTGTTTTGCGCCTGGGCGGCCTGGGCAATCGTTGCCTGAATCGCCGCATAATGCGCTTTGGCATCGGCGCGGTTTTTATAAACCAGGGCAATTATGATCAGCGCCAAAACGATCAATAACCCGATCAAGATTAAATACAGCGACATATGAATCTCCAAAGACAGGGCGGCGTTAACCGCCCTGATGATTAACGCCGATTAAGTAGCTGTACCGGTTCCAGTCGATTGCGTATCGCTGGCGGCGGCAGCGTCGCCTTGGCTAGCCGCATCGGCGCTGGCCGTGGTACCGGCGGCGTCGCTGGCGGCTCCGGTACCGGTATTAGCGTTGTCTGATGCAACAGCGCTGTCAACAGGTGCGCGATCGATCTGTCTGACGATAGAAAAATCGAAATGATCGGCTTCCAGCGCTCGATCGATGATTTCAATATCCCATGTACTGAAGATATTTTTGACGCCATCGGTCAAATCCGCATCGGCGGAGGCAGTCAACGTGGCTTTGCCAGGTGCGATGAAATCGACGCGGAATAGACCGTCATCCTGATGAGTCACTTTTAATACGCTTTCGTCAGACGACACGACAGTGATAGCGCCATCGACAGCCGCTTGTACGCCAGCCAATGACAGACCGCTCAGTGACAGCAAAATAGCGGCAGTACTTAAACTAAATTTTTTCATGGTATTTGGTTCCAAAATAAAAGATTCGCCCGCAACTTGAACAATACAGACCATGCGGACTTTGGTCTTTTTCTGGCGGCTACGAACTAGCCATATCCGCCACAAAAACAGGCAAAACGCCAAAACGACAACGGCATGCACAGTTACGCTCCGGTGTTTTTCGATTTGTTGATGCTGACGCCGGTCGTGGTGACCGAACGCAAATACACATTCACGCCGGAAAACAGCGCCATCAAAATCAAATAATGGCTATCCGATACCGAGCCGTGTAACAACTCGATATTGTCGGCAAGGACGGCAAGGACGGCGATGCCGGCATTGAATAAAATCGTCTTGCTTTTGAGAAAATGCTTTTTATCCATCGTCGTTCCTCACGAAAAAAGCCCCGTTGCCAGGGCAGGTATTGAATGTCGCAACCTGTTCTTACGTTCTTATCGGTGCGGTACAAAGTATGCCCGCGCGGAAGGCGGCACAGTTTTAAAGGGGTTTAATATCAAACCGGCTGCGCGCGAAAGAAAATAAAGCCCGTCCCGATCAATTGATCGGTTTTTTGCGTGGAGGGGATGAGGTGCAGAAACGGGATTTTATTCAGCAGGCGGCCATCGAGTTTTTGCCGCAATTGGAATGGGATTTAGACAAGGCGCTGGCCTACGCCGAAAAGCTTTGGAAACGCCTGGACCAGCGCGGCTATGGTGATGCCAGGCAGACCGGTCCGCGCGACATTCCCAAAGCCTACGACCAACTGAGCAAACAACCAGTGATGAAAGCGGCGTTCGATTTGTTTTGGGCGGCGTTCGATTACAAAGCCGGCAAGGATCGGGCGGCGGCGCGTTGGTTGCAGATGGGTCCGCTGGAAAAGGCGATTTACGACAAGATCGTCAAAGCCGCTAAGCAGGCGGCGATAGACCGGAAAAATCTCCCTGAAGGTCAATCACCCAAAATGGCGGAAGGCTGGCTGACGGAACGGCGCTGGCAAGACATGGACGAAACCGCCGTCGAACAAGGCCAGAAACAACAAGACCAAAAAGCCCGCCAAATCTGGCAAATCAATCAAGATCTAGCTCACGCCAAGAAAATGGCCGAACAAACCGGCGATGCTTACTGGCATGGCGAAGCTGAAAAACTCACTAATCAACTAAGGCAACTCAGGAGCCCGACATGACTTTAATCGGCGACGATAGAAGCAATATTATCTTGCAATATTATCAATCCACCGGCATATCCGCTGCCACTGCCCACGCGGAAAAACAGCAGCCAGGCCTGACCGGATCGCTGAATTTGGCGGCGAATGACGCAGGCCGAATCATGACCATAAAACACCGCTTCGAAATGGCAGGCGATAGCACCGATCTACCCCCAGCGCTGCTGGCCGGTATCGTCAGTCGCGAAACCCATTGCGGGTTGCTGTTGGATAAAAACGGCTGGGGCGACAACGGCAATGCTTACGGTATCTGTCAAATCGATAAGCGTAGCCACAAAATTTATACGATTGACGGCCCCGATGGGTTAGCGCATATAGATCAAGCCGGGTTGATTTTGGATGAAATGCGTAAGCGAGTCGGGCGAATGCACCCGGATTGGTCAAGAGTCAACATTCTGCGCGGCGCGGTGGCGGCTTACAACGTCGGCGCAAAGAACGTGCAGACCATCGACGGCATGGACATCGGCACCACACACGACGATTACAGCGCCGATGTCTGGGCGCGGGCTCGCTATTATGCCGGCTACTATTGAGCCGGACTGGGAACGCCGCGCCGCGCGTAACTACCGTGCCATCAAGGCCTATTACGAAAAGCGCGGCGGAAAGGATTGGACGGCGATAACGGCCAATCCGGTTTTATTCAATAGGGTCTGGCGGTCGATGTTGCGATTGCCCAGGGCTGACATACCACCAGCCATTGAATATAGAATTTGACACCTGAATCTACGCGATTAATAGAGAATATTCTCCATGACAACAACGCCTTTCACAAGATTCGTATAGTCCTTTCCATTTGACAAGCAAAGTTTGTTGAAAGTCCTATACGTTTCTTCTTTTACAAATAATAGCGTAGCCTCGGATAGATCGAAGTTAAAATCACCTGGGATTCGCCACTCACGCTCATGCGTCCAGTCTATGAATGAGTCGTCGTTTCCAAGATCAAAATTCACAATGCGCCACCATTGTTCCTGAGGGAGGTACGCTTTTGCGTCCGATGTTCTGTCATAGATAACCGGACGGGCACCCTCCCGAAACATATAAGGTTTCGGAAAGGCCAATCCGGCCGCACAGTAGCGAGTCTTGGCATTTGGGTTTTTCGATCTGTATTTTTGTTCGTAATAAACGTTCTGGCAAATGCTAACGAGAGGAGAGTCTTGAAAGCAGACTGCTGGGCGATTCCCACATATGAAGCCTGACGCAGATGTACTACCTTTGATCAGTTCGCTAGAAAAAATTTCGTAAAGAACCTTCGGAAGGGATGCTCCTCTTCGTCCTCGGGTGAGATGAACTACCTGTGTCGAAAAGTCTGTACGCTCAGCAATTCGCTTGCGCCAAGCATCTAAGTCATAGCTCATGGGTATGTGGATATTTGTATAACAAAATGAATATGTTCGGTAAATTATTCATCAGCATCATTATCAGGTTTTTTTTTGTCACTTTTATTACTAGTTATCGTCGACGCTGCTGTCTCTGCCAGTTGATTGATCGCATCGATAGCTTTCCTAAAATTTTTGGAGCTAGCAAATTCATGGAATGGACTTCCATGAGTGGTAGTTTCCATATGGCGAAGTGGTTCATCATTAAGGCGCGTTAGAGCTATATCGAATAATCGTTTTTCAAAATCATGATCAAGGGATACTGCCTCACGCTTATAACCTTCATATGCTATAGCCACGGAAGCTTTGTAGCCATAATCCTCTGCAAGTCTAAATCGCTGACTAATTTGTTTCGTTGACAACCATGCAAACCAAAGTGGAGCACCTACGCTTATGACAGATAAGACTAAATTCAACCCTATTACACCCCAATCAAGATTTGGAGAGTTAAGTACATGTGTCAATATTTCAATTCTTATTCCACCAATCACCGCACCGCATATTAATGCAATCGCAAGCCCAAATACCCAGAACATCATTGATTTGTTTAGATCACGTGCCCGTTCATAGAATGCCTGCGATAGTCCAATACTTGTAGCTATTCTCTGTGACGTACCACATTGTTCGACAAGCTTAGCCGCTTCTTTTTGATAAGTCGAAATTGAGTCAATCAGCGAGTTTGCCGCTTCACTTTGCGATTTCATTTGAGCATGAAATGTTTTCGACTCCTCTGCTAACTTGCTGAGACTATCTTTTGCTTGTTGCAGCATTAACATATTTTGAGGCAGGGCTTGAGCTGTTTCATGGGCATTATCGATTGCAGCGATTTTTTTACCAATTGATTCAACTTCGTGTTCATACGCATCAAGGCTTTCACGCAAGCTACTATACCGTTTAAGAAGCGCTGATACCTCTGGACCGCTAGGTAAAACGTCTAACTTGGGAGTTTTAAGAATTTTTTCCAGTCTGTTCGATATGGTTTCCATTGTCTGAATATACAAAGGAATAGCCAGATGACCTTGGCCATTGAAGAAATTTGGAAATACATTAGTCTGAAAAAAGTTTAAAGCCTCTCGAATAGATACTGCTATGTTTTCTTGCTCATAATCAAGTTGATCTACGTTATATTTGCGAGTATCCCGAGCTATTGAATTAGCTAATTCGGCCAATTCTTGTTTGTTTAAACTAGGGTACTGCCATCCCATTACATGCGACAATTGACCCTCATGTGGACAAGTCATTATGATTTGCATGCCCGTGTTATCCAAGAGCATGCAAATTTCTTCTAAAATTTGAATCACTTTATATTCCCTATCAAAATTCAGATATTAATTTCACCATTCATGCATTGAAGCTACAACTCGCCCAATCACCGTCATATCCAAGGACTCGTCAGCTAAATCAACCTGATACGGTGGAAAGCCGGCGTTAAAGCTCGCTACTTGTACCAACCCATGCGGCAAAAGCTGCAGGTTTTTAACTAGCAAATGGTCACCCATCCGCAATACATACGTCTTGCCACTATTGATTCCGATCTGTGATCGATCCACAAGCACCAAATCGTCGTCCTTCAAATACGGCTCCATGCTATCCCCATGCACATCCACAATCACCAAATTCGCAGGCGACAACCTTCTCTTGACCAGCCAATCACGCCGGAATGATAACGGCTGCAACTGCTCCTCCGTTTCGACAATAACGCCGTTTCCTGCGGCGGCACTAATGTTGAAGTGGGGAATTTCAGCATAAATAGGGTTTTGATAATCAGTCGACTTTTCCTTTACAGGCTTATACACGTTTTGTTTACCCGTAAGAATGTATTGCAGATCAATACCTTTCTCAAAAGCTTTATCAACGATTTCCTCGTAAGGCAAAGATTGCGACTTCTTACGGTTTCCAAGGGTTTGCGGGCTCATACCTAGCACAGCCGCAAGCTCGCTATCCTTCTCACAGCCAAAACATTCTTTCGCCCTTAAGAGCACTTCTGAAAACTCTAATTCACGATTCATTTATTTTCATTTGACATAAATACACGTTTCGTTTAAATTAACACGCAATAACACTCATTAACATTTATTAACTGTTTACAAGGCAACCCACCATGACAACAGCTAAAGCCCATAGCAACAACATCAAGCACGAACTGAGGAAGCGGTACGGCCTGACGTTGACAGACCTGGCCGGCCAAAACGGCTGGAAATTCCGCGATGTCTCGGACACCGTTCGAGGCGTCCGGATCGGTACATTCGGCAAAGGCCGCGAAGTGGCCGACAAAATCAAAGAGCTAACCGGCCTCGATCCGGCCAACCCCACGCCATTAACTCACTAGGAGCCGATGATGAGCGCATCAACAGACAAACTGCACTACGCCCTAGCCAAAATAGCCCCCGATATGGAGCGCGGCTTCACGATCCAAACAGCCTACGGCGAATTCCGTATCGAAGACGGCGAGGCAAAGCTATTCATTCGCCTGTTAGAAAAAGTCATTGAGCGCCGCCTCAAAGCTGCCGTAAAACAAGCCGCCGCGTAGGAGTTGCCATGTATCAACCAACCATCCAATTCGGTAAATCCAAGTTCGATTCCCTTGGCCGCTCCATAAACGCATCCATCATTGACGATGCCTATTCGCCCGAGCATCTTCTAGCGATGCAACAATCCCGCGCACAGTTCGTTGCGCAAATTCGGATCGTTCAGTCAACCGCTCATCATCCGTCTTCGGACGATATTGATCCGCAAACTGATTCAGATAATCCGTGAACTTAGGGCCGTCAATGCTTCCGTTCATTTCTAAAGCACACCCTAGCGCGATGATGACATCTTCCAGCCCGCGTATCTGCCCGGCTAATTTGTCGAATTGTTCCTCGTTCATGCTGTTTTTCCGTTTCGTTAAAAGACGGGCATATTTTGCGATTGTGAAACATGTTTTGGAAATATGCAAAACAGGTTTTTGTTTGTGGATGCCTTTAGCGGGGTATCCACAATGAGCCGCCGAAATTGGAAGACCGTTCAAGCCCGCGATTTACGTGATGCGATGGACTTATGCGTCGACTACGCCCGCGAAAAACACAACCGCTCGGTAGACAGCATTGCCGATCTGATGGGCGTCGCCAGCAAGCACACGCTTTATAAATGGATCGCCGACGCCAACATGCCGGCGGTCCGAATCAAATCCTTTGAACACGCCTGCGGCATTGATTTCGTCAGCCGCTGGCTGGTGGTGTCCGGCGGCAAGCTGGTGATCGACATACCGAGAGGTCGCAAGATCGGCCCGACCGACATCCAGACCGTACAGGCCGCCGCCCATGAAGCCATCGGCGCATTAATGCAGTTTTATGTCGACAAGGCCAATACCGAAGACACCTTAGCCGCTATTCAGAATGTCATGGAAAAGTTCGCCTGGCATCGCGGCAATGTCGAGAAATACACGCAGCCCGAGCTGCCATTTGATGAAGAGGAGTAACCGTGACCGAAACCAAGGCCAAGGCAAAATACAAACCCGAACGCGAAACCAAAAGCGCCGCCAAGGTACTCAAGGTGTTAGATGTTTTATTGCGCAATTTTGTCCATGGCTTCACGCCCGGCGAACTTGCCGAGGAAACCAAATATGCGCCCAGCGACATCACGACCTATGTCACGACACTGGTGAACGCCGGCTTTGCAGAGCGCATCCAGGAAACTCAACGTATCCGGGCCAGTCATCGGCTAGCTAAGTCGGCTTTACAGATATTAAATTCAATCGAGTCCGCCGAAGCCCGGCTGGCAGAAACTAAAAAACGCATTATAGGAGCTTGATCATGGCGAGAACAAAAACCATACACGAAGTGGAACAGCACAACATCACTGATGAGGAAGCCAAGGGGTTGCCGGCTACAATCGAGACGACAAATCAATTGGCGGCGGCTGATGCGATGATTATGGATAGCTTTGATGCCATCAAAGCAATTGGACGGATTGAGGCTGCCGCATTTTACGAAACGGTTTCTCAAAAATTAATTGTCGAAACCGCAATCAATATCCGTGAAGGCAAGAAATACAAGGGTTTGCCATTTCAGCGAAATGGAAAAACGGAAACCGTTTCCACTTTTGATCAATTTTGCGAAGTATTTTTAGGTAAAACAGCAAGACGTATGTCCCAGTTGATTGACAACTACAATCTGCTCGGCCCAGAACTATACGAACAAGCTGAACAAATAGGCTTCCGCCAACGCGACTATGCCGCCCTAAAAGCCCTCCCCGAAGACGACCGCCTACTCATCGCCCAAGCCATCGAAGCCGAAAGCCTGGACAACGCCCTTGACCTGATGCAGCAACTCGCCGCCAAACACCAAAACGAAAAAATCAAATTTACAGCGGAACACGAAGAAATCACCAAAACCCTGGCTTCGAAAGACGCGGTGATCGCCAAAAAAGACGAAAAGCTCAACGAACTGGATCAAGAGCTGGAGCGCATACGGATCGAGCGCATTCAAATGGCGCATACCAACTGGCCCGAAGCCTTCCAGGGCTATTACGAGCAATTGACGATCACCCGCAAAAACCTCAAGCATGCAATTGGTTCTCTTGAGGTGATCCGCCAGTCCGCCATGGCGATTGAACCGATGTTCGAAAGCGAAGAATATTCGCTCACCATCGCCCGCGAGCTGCTGGCGACCGAGCTGGTCGGCATCCACAACGAATGTGCTGAAATGCTCACCGCCCTGGGACTGAGCTTCGACAAAACCCTAGGCGCATTCTCCGAAGCCCGGATACAGCTCTTAAATGTATGAACGCCATCGCAGCGGATTGGTTAGCCATGAACAAACCCAATGCAGAAATGATCGAGCTGTTGTTTGGCCTACGCCGCAAGCTCGAATCCGCGCAACACGGCCAGGGCGGCGGCGTGATCGATGAATTCGCCTCGCTGCACGGCAAAAGCAAACAAACCATCTGGCGCTGGCTGGCAACATTCGCCGGCTACCAATCCGGGCGAAAAAAACGCGCCGATGCCGGCACCACCAAATGCCCGGAAGACACTATCGCCTTTATTGCCGCGACAAAATGCGTCTCGGTTCGTGCAAATGGCATCGCTACTAAACCTACCGGAGTCGCAATGAATATCGCCCATGCCAACGGCATCGAAATGCCCATCGGCGCCAGCCAGATCAATCGTATCTTACGCCAGCGCCATATGGATGTGAAAGCCCAAGCCAACGCCCGCAACCATATCCAGATGCGCAGTCTGTTTCCGAATCACGTCCACCAGATCGACCCGTCCCTATGCTTGGTCTATTACCTGGGAAACCGGCAAATGATGATGACCGAGGCCGAATTCAACAAGAACAAACCGGCGGCGGCCAACAAGGTCAAGCTCAAGGTTTGGCGCTACGTGCGCTATGACCATGCCAGCGGCAGTCTGGACGTACGCTACTTCGAAGCCGCCGGCGAAAATCAGCGCTCCCTGTTCGATTTCCTGCTCTATACCTGGGGCGAACAACAGCATCGTCTTTCGCACGGCATACCGCAGATATTGCTATGGGACAAAGGCAGCGCCAACACCAGCCACGCCATTATTCGCATGCTGGATGCCTTGGGCGTCGATCATCGCACCCACGAAACCCATCATGCCTGGGTGAAGGGCGGCGTGGAAAACGGCAACCGCATCGTTGAAATGCACTTTGAAAGCCGCCTACGCGATCAACCGGTCAACTGCGTCAACGAGCTGAACGCCTCGGCTGAAATGTGGGTACGCGATTACAACGCCAACGCCATGACCCATATCGACAGCCGCATCCAGCGCGACAGCGGTGAAAAGCTAATCCGTGATGAGTTGTGGCAAATGATACTGCGCACCCCCGAAGCCCTAATCAAAATGCCGGAACAAAAGGTCTGCTCTTGGTTCCTGACCGGCAAGGACGAAACCCGCCATATCCGCGACAACCGGATTACCTATGTGCATCCGGAAATCGGCAAAAGCCGGACATATGACCTAGCGCAATGGGCCGAATATTACAGCCAGAAAGACCAGGTCAAAGTATCGCCGCTTTTATTGAGCGAAGGCGCAATCCGGGTAGAGATTGAGCAACTGGGCAAGGACAACCTCATCGTCCAAGTCGCACCCATCACCAACTTCGACGCCTTTGGCCGCAAAGCCGATTCGCCGGTAATCGGCCAGGAATACCATAGCGCCAAGCACACCGTCGCCCAAAACGCCGCCAAACAAATCGCCCATACCGCCTACGGCGACGTCACACTGGAAGAAGCCGAAGAGCTGCTCCGCAAGAACGTCCGGCCGTTCCAGCACATGAATGACGGCAAGGGCATCGTTGCCCATAGCCACCTGGGTAAAACCGAACTCCCCAGCCGCTTGCTGCCGGCCGGTGCCGAACTGGAAACGGCGGCGATCAGCGCCGCGCGCGGTACGAATGTCGAGCTGCAGCGTATGACGCAAGTCGCGATGGCGAAATATTTACAAGGCCGATTAGGCGCGGCTTGGGATAAATCCCTGCTCGCCGATCTGCAAAGAAGGTTTCCGGACGGCGCAACAACGCCCGAACTGGAAGAAGTGCTGACCGACCTGCAAGCCGGAAGATCGGTGGAGGGCAAGGCCAGATTGAGGGCTGTATAGATGACGACCATGGACCTATTTGGACCGAAGCCACGCCGGCCACCGCAAAAGCTCATGCATGTTGCCGATGTGTATTGCGATATGTGTAGCGAAGAGGTGCAGGTGGTGAAATTCGTATGTAGTCGTTGTGATTATGCAACGGACTGGGTCGAAATTAGCACGGTGACTGAGGCCAAGAGGGGGATCCCCTGTCCGGTCTGTACAGCCAAAAACGTTAATAACGAGGAAACACAATGTCAAATCGACACAATCTAAAGATCGATCCCGGTTTTACCGACCTGCTCCGCAGCAATCGCATGTGCTGTCAGGTACGGTTGAATGACCGGGATTACCAAGTACACGACCTTCTGGAATTGCACGAAACCGAGCATAGCGCCGCCGACATGCTCCAAGGAAAACCGCTCAAATACACCGGTCGCATCACTCAATGTTACGTGCTGCATGTGCTGACCGGCAAGCAGTTTGGTTTGTATGACGGCTATGCGGCGCTGTCTATCGTGTTTACGGCGATAGGGGATAAGCAACCATGAAAGCCATCCTTATCATCGAAGACATGCCCGACAAACCCGGCAGCATCGCAATCAACGTGATGCGCGTCATGACAGAAGCGGAGGTGAGCGCCGACACCGGCAAATACGACACGCTAGCCAGTAAATATCTGTTGGTTCTGGAAGGCGATTTAGGCGCGTTGGTGCGCGATGGCCGCAATCTGGCCGCCGGCATCAAAGCTCAACAAGCGCAGGCATCAAAACGGGAGCCGGAAAAATGCTTGCACTAAAAGCGGTGTTGCAGAATGCCGGCATTTCTCAGGCAGGGCTGGCAAGAGATTGCGAAGTCAGCCCGGCCACCATAGCCGAAATTGTCAACCATGGCCGCTGGCCGAAGAACCCGACGCAATATTACTTGCAATCGGTGATTTGCTTGAAGCTGTCTGCCAATGCCGTGCAATTCGACAAACAAACGCTGTTTAAACCCATCTCGACTGCGTCAACAGCCGAGACGGATAAACAAGAACTGACTCATGAGGTCATTGATATGTTACTACGAAAACACACCCTATCGCTAGAAGCAAAAAAGGCTTTCGGCCTATTCCGCGACCCGTTTAGCGACGATCTGAACGATGCCGAAGACGTATTCGCAGGCAGCCCCAACATCTGCAACGTCCGCGAGCATCTTTGGCAGACGGCCAAGAGCGGCGGCTTCATCGCCATCCACGGCGAATCCGGTTCCGGCAAAACCACCTTGCGCCTAGACTTGCTGGACCGCATCCGCCGCGAAGATGCGCCGATCATTATCATCGAACCCTACGTGCTGGGGATGGAAGACAACGACGTGAAAGGCAAAACCCTGAAGTCGGCCTCAATTATCGACGCCATCATCCGCAAAGTCGCACCGAACGAAAAACCGTTCAGCTCAATGGAGGCCAAAAGCCGCCAATTGCACCGAATTTTGCAAGATAGCCGCCGATCCGGTTACACCCACTGCGTCATCATCGAAGAGGCCCACGCCTTATCGACGCCAACGCTAAAGCACCTCAAGCGCTTCATGGAGCTGCAGGACGGCTTCAAAAAGCTGCTCAGCATCGTTTTAATCGGCCAGTCCGAGCTAAAAACCAAGCTGAACGCCCATTCGCCCGAGATTCGTGAGGTAGTGCAGCGCTGTGAACTCATCGAATTGCCGCCGCTGGACGCTTTTTTAGAATCCTATCTGCGCTTCAAATTCGCCCGGGTCGGCAGCGATATCGCCAATGTCCTTGCGCCCGACGCCTGCGACGGCGTCAGAGGCCGCCTGATCTTTGCCAAATCAGCAAAAGGCGCACACGACACGGTGTCGTTGATGTACCCCTTGATGGTCAACAACCTGATCACCACTGCCATGAATCAAGCCGCTCTGCTCGGCTTCGACAAGGTAAGCCGCGATCTAATTCTCGAAGCTTAGGAGGCGTGATGTCCGAACAACCCGAAAAACTGCAAGTCCACAAATGCGTTGACTGGGCCACTTATGCCCAAGCCAAGCTGAACAACCTGCTGAAATACGCCGGCGAATGCGAAAAGGAAATCAAAACCCTTCGTTCCGACGTGCATGACGGCTGGTACGCCGCCGGCATCTTGCTGATCGTGTTGGGTGTCGTTCTATATCAATGGCTGGTAGTGGGAGCGGCATCATGTTCGATACCCCATTAACAAATCGTATCCAACGTGGCCTAGATCAACGTCGCGGCCCGATCTTCCGCAATCGCTTTATCGTGCCGGTACAAAAATTCGCCGGCCAAGGCAAAACCCGTAAATTTTTAACATACAAGGAACAAATATGAGCATCCCCAACGGTTATAAACAAAACTCTGTCGGTCACTTGGTGCCGATCGACAAAATCGGCGAATTAGAGCTGATGAAAGACGAGCTGGTCACCGGCATTATTCACCAAGCCCTGAATTTGCAGGGCATGATGATGGCGGTTAAAACGCAGTCATTAGCCGATATCGCCGCCTTTATGACGCTGGCCGCAGAAAAATATGACACCACTCTGGGCGGTGAAAAAGGAAACTTGCAACTGCTCAGCTTCGACGGCAAATACAAAATCATTATTGCCATCGACGATAACCAAACATTTGATGAAAAGCTGACAATCGCCAAGAAACTCATCGACGAATGCATTTTGGATTGGACATCAGACAGCAATGCCAACGTGCAAGCCATCATCCAGGACGCATTCCAGGTCGACAAGCAAGGCAATCTCAACAAATCCCGGATTTTCGGACTTTTACGCCTAAAAAACATCAACGATCCGAAATGGCGGCAGGCGATGGAAGCGCTGAAAGACAGCATCCAGGTTGTCAGCTCCAAGCGCTATATGCGTTTGTATGAAAGGGTTGGCGACGAAGGCAAATATCAACAAATTAGCCTGGATATTGCCGGCCTAGTCTGCGATGTGGAGCAATCGAATTCATCAACTGGGGACAAATTATGAATTTGTCATGCGATACATGCGGCGGTACCGGCGAATGCGCTATGTGCAGTGGATGTGGCATTGATATTGATTCCGGCGAATCTTGCGATACGTGTTTCGGTTCTGGTGAATGTCCTGATTGCGATGGATCGGGTGAATCCTTCAGTGAAGATGACTGACTTACAACAGCGCCAACAAGCCGATCTGGAGCGCCGCAAAAAGTTGGTGCAAAAAGTCCAAATCGCGAAAAAGCAATTGGCGATGGATGATGATAGCTATCGGGCGATGCTGAAAGATGTCACCGGCTTTACATCATCCACCCGGTTGCAGGTATGGGAACTGGAAAACGTTTTGAAGCGCATGCGAAAGCTGGGCTTCAAGGACAAAATCCCCAACCAGGCCGGTTCGCGCCCATTGGCCGACGATGATCAGTCCAAAATGATTCGAGCGCTTTGGCTTGAACTGCATACAGCCGGAAAAGTCCGCGATCCCAGTGAAAGCGCCTTGGTCAATTGGGCGCGCGGCCAATTCAAAACCACGCAGGGCATCGAAGCCCTGCAATGGTTCAACGTTTATCAGCGCCGGCGGCTAATCGAGCAGCTTAAAAGGTGGTTAGCAAGAAAATGATCACTGCTGCAGACATCATGAATGATCTGGAAACCTATATATATAAGGAGGTATGCGCTACCTACGGTGAAAAAAAAGCCGTGGCTAGCGCTAAGGCATTATTTGATTGCCTGTGGCTGAATTTTCGGAAAGGCCTGATGTATATTCCTTCGTCGTATCGGGCGTCACTGACCGAGCGAAACGAGCTGATTTGGTCTGATTTTACAGGCAACAATCACCATGAATTGGCGATCAAATATCGTATTACCTTGCCTCAAATTTACACCATCATCAATAAAATGCGCGACGCTCATCTGCGCAAAAATCAAGCTGACCTATTCCCGCTTCCTGATTCTGATTCCGAATCAAGCAAGCCGATCACTTTGTATGTGATCGAGGAATATCTACCTGCCGAACTCATCAAATGCGGTCTATCCGAGTTTGATGCCCAATCCGTCGCGCAAAAAATATCAGTCTACTTGTGTCAAAAATTCCCTGGCGTGTCGATCTGCATTTCCGATGTTCTGCGTAACTCCCGCGCTCAAAATTCACAACTTGAGCTTTTTTGATATACACAAAACATTTGTAAATCGATTTTAAAAAAACGAAAATCCTTCCCGTTAAAAATCGATTTATCCCATAAAATCCCGTTCATTTATCTCACCCCTGTTCATCAAACGTTACG